CTATGATCATGTGGGCTATACAGTTATCAGTGGTCGTATGATTAGACCCCGATACCTGGCCAGTCTGACGCTCATATATATTCCCGTTTGGCAACACTATCAAAGGTCGGATTGTGTTCAACACTAACCGATCGTAACGTGATGCTAACGGAATGGGGATATTTCCCAACAACTTACGGCGAATTACATACACATCGTCCAGATTAGGTAGTGCCCTATCCCATCCTGAAACGTCTGATGTCCAAGCTTTAAACCCCTGAAATCGGGATTCATATGCCTTCACCATCTTATTAAGACCCCCATACTGTTTTGCAAACCCGTATTTACACCAAGAAAATATGTCAGTATTTGTCCTAAGCTTCATGTCCTCATTCTGGGATGAGAAATAAATCTTCTGAAGAGTAATAAAATCCACCGGCCCGGAGAAAAATGTACGCATCTTTCCCTCTGCCAGATCTTTTACTTCCAAATACTCATCACACTTCCCCATCACTTGCCACAACGGATCATAGCACTTTGCTACATGATCTGCGAAACCGGGTGAGTACAATGCTTCTCCTTTGGAATGAAATCCCTCATATAGCCATGGTAACCCCGCACCGGCCGACAAATTGTACTCAGTTGTTGATACTGAGCGCTCAGACCACTCTCGTGTATACTCTTTCAAGTGTGCGAGTGTGTACGTCAGGGCTAGCTGGTAATCGGAGTTATTTGGCTTAATTGGAGCCACATCACACTTACGTACCGATTTATTAAACGCTTCCTCTGTTATGCGTGTGCGTGCATGTGTCTGGATTTTCCTTAACGGATCCTCTGTAACATGTATGTTCCTATGTGACAAATATGCTAGGTAAGGTGTAGTTGGTAAATCCCCTGTTTGCTGTTTAAGAGGATTCCGGGCTATAGAGCAATGCCCCATATAAGTCATGTGAGTATAGTCAGTGCGCTTGAGTGGTTCATACTTAAACGCACCTTCCAAAGCAGGATGAAACTTTATGGTTCGAGTACCTTCTCGTGGATGATCCATCGTCACTATCGGTTTCTCTGGATCAAAGCGTACGATTGGTCCATGGAGTGCTGTAAAAATATTATATTTTCCCATCTCTCCTCCATTGGTATGAATACCCACTGCCGTATTGTTATTACCTGCTATCACCATCGCTCCACATACGCCTTGTTCTGTAGAGCAACAATATTTGTATTTACCTGAACCCGCAATTAGCTCTTCGTTTGTAAATGTGTCAGAGCTTCCCCTAACTTGCTTAGCGGATCGATACCATCCAACTAGTGACAGCTGCACCCCCCCTTTAACAGGGAGGGGTCCCACTTTTATGTTTGGCAACTCGTACGTCAGCTTAGACCATACCTCTCCTTTAGCGAACAGTACATCTCTCCCCGCTATGGTAAACAGGGTATCCAGTACGTCCACCAACGGAGGTATCTTCACCACCTGCTGGTTGCCCACAAACCAAGACGGTTTATCATGCTGAGTGTCATATAAATGGCGTGGAAAACACACATATTGTGTTCCTTGCGCCGTTACTACTGACCAGTGCAATATAAACGCTGGGTGGGAAAATGCTGTCTGTCGCTTGTTTGGCGCCGAGGCAGCTAGCTTAGGGTCTTCATCCAACACTGGCCCACTACGTAACTCTCCAAAGGAGAGCTTAAAATACACGCTACTATTAATAACGCGTTCTTCAACCCAATCATTGAATTTTACTTGAATGTCTTTGGGCTTTAAGGGGGCCAGTTGTGTAGATGCAACTACAGCTATTTCGGATTCAGAGGCAGTTTGAATGGATGCTTTATCTACCACCCACTCAGATGCCTTCTTCTTATGTATCCGTTTTTTCTTCGTTTTAATCTTCGAAGCGCCTACGGATGAGGCGATTATATCTAAATCCATATCGGCTAGGGAATCAGCCAATGTAGAAGACTCTATAGATGTCTCTACCACTTTGGGGAGTGGTAGTTGTGTTTGCTCCTTCTCCTCTTTTAGTGTCTCCACAACCAGAGGTGGGGGCAATGTCACAATCTCTATTGTCCCTGTTGACGCAACAGGGATAGTAAGAGATGGCACGTTATGAGCTTTGGCGTGCTCTTTGCCTTTCGGATCCATAGTCTTAGAGAGGTCACCTGGTGAGTTCTTGTTTTTGGCCGAAGCCGCCTCATCGGGATACTCATTCCTGTCAATAGTTTCAAATGTCAGGTCAGGTGCATTTGGCAACCAGTCGCGTAGCTGCATCATTAACGCTGCTACCTCTCCGTTCGCCCCTACTGCCACTGATTGCCCCATTGCATACAGAGTTGCTAGGAAATGAGTGAACTGAGTTAGGGAGATCTCGTTATCTTCCCACAGGTCATAGATGTAATTACGCGTTTCCATTTGCCAAGGCGCACAGAACGCTAACAACACACGTAAATGAGTTGCGGCTGTATTTAACTCCTCCTGTGTTAACTCTCCATCTCCCACTCCCTCCGTAGGGGTAGACGAAAATGTAGCACGTGCCTGAGTTACAAAAGCCATAATAACTTCTATAAGCTTATGGGGTGATACCTCCAAAGGAATATCATCCATGGGTACTCCTGCCAGAGCCGCCCTGAATGCTTCATACAGGTCATTTGGTCTTAGCTGATATTGCCACACTATGTCAATGTGACCACACTGGTAAGCCCATAACCTTAAAGCTAGTCCTCTTGGTAAGTCACCTCCCTTTAAGGTATCTATCTTCAAGGGAGATGGTCCCTGTAAAACAATTCGCTTCGGTAGTGCCACCTTCAACGCTTGTGCAATCAATGGTGACACCTTGAAGACAGATCCCGCTGCCTTCCAGACTAGTGGTTGACTGCTATTTGACTCATTGAGCCACAATGCTGTCAACTGAGCTGCGG